AATTCAGGCGCAGTCGAGTTTGAATGTTATCGGTAAGAATCCTAAACTTCTGGAACTCAACACCCTTAGTCGTGCATTCCAAGGACAGCCGCATGTAGGGCTCGCCATCTCATCAGGAGTCAGCGAATACCTTTCAGCGAGGGGCCTTCTGGAGACTGGAAACCAATCTCCTGCTGTCAAGAGCGGTGTGCAGATCCAAATTGTCGGGGACACTACCAAAGAGAAAGAAGCTCTTGATACTGTCAAGAAATTCATTAAGAGCAACCTGGACGGTAAAGCAGGTAAGGATAAGGACGCTGTACGGAAGGAAGTGGGAGGACAGCTTAAAGGGATGATGGGACAATACGCTGATGCGTACCAGCTCCGTAAGCTCACTCCTGAGTCTAAGAAGCAGATGAATGAATTCCTGCTGGACCCTGACGTTCAACGGTTCATAAAAGAAAACCCTCTGCCATACGATGTGGCTAGAGGGCTTGCTGCTGCTGCTGACGATACGTTCAAGCAATTCCAACGTACATTCAATGAACGTACTGGAGACCTGCTGAAGGGTGTGGATGTTCGTTCTACCGTTCAGAAGATGGGCGGACGGGGGATGGGAGGTCAGAATCAGAAGCCTTCCCGTACTGAGTCTGTCAATCCTATCGACGCAGTGAACATCTCTTGGCGTAATGGCTCTCTTGTTTTTGATCCTGTCGACCTCCCGGTTGATAAGGTGGATCAGAATCGTCTCCTGTCTGAGCTGAATAGTCTCAGCACTGTGTTCACTAACGGTATTAAGATTGGTGCAGCGATTCACGGAGATGATCCTGAAACGTTCTTTGAGAAGAACAAGCACAAAATCTTCAATGAGAAGTTTGAAGCTCCCAAGCAAAGCGGTATTCCTGAAGGTACGCAGGATGTGCGTATGGGGTCACCAGCACCTACAGATCGTCCAGATAATCCTGAAGAAGCTAAGATTCGCAAAGAGGTTAATAAAGATCCTCTGACTGCCAATGGAACACCTGCTGACAATGTTCGTCAGATTCGTGAAGAGCTGAAGAAGCAGAAAGATCCTGCTGCAATTGATGCTCTTCTGCAAGAGCTAGAAAAAGAACTGGATAAGATGAGGTAATATGCCAGCTAAAGGACAATACAAGAAAGGTGCTAAGGCGGACTCGATTCGCCAACGTGCTTACAATTCTCAGCCTGAGCAAATCAAACGGAGGGCAGAACGGAATGCTTCCCGTCGTAAAATGGAGGCTGCTGGTAAGGTGCGTAAAGGAGATGGTAAGGATGTCGACCATCGCAACCATAACACAGGGGATCATTCGGCTAAGAATCTCTCCGTCATGTCAAAATCTAAGAACCGTGCTATGAATCAGCACGATCCACGAAAGAAGAAAGGTAAGTAATGCCAATCGACAAACAAAAAGGTCCAGGGGGTGTCAGCGCCTCTTACGGAAACAGGGCGACTAGCAACTCTTTTGACCTTACGAAGACTTACGACCAAGGGCTGTACCGTAGGTCGGATGGGGTTATTGTCGGATCTAATGGCCGTATTGCTGCTGCTGACGCATCCTCGCGTCTCAAGTTCGCGGTGTTCGGGCACTCATTTTTGAGAAATGGATGGAGATACGAAGCTCCTTGGAGCTATACCTCCGCAGGGTCCATCGCTGGTGTGTACGCGGAGGGTCTGGAACAATTGGTCAGCGCCTCCACTCAGACATTGACTGTGGATGTTGGAGCCAAGACGATCCAATTCGGCACCGGTGTGCCTGTTCGCCTGCGCTCTGGCTATGTCCGGGTGCCTGGTCCGACTGGCCTTTATGACGGTGTGCACTTGCGCGTCAACCTGCCACAAGTCGTTTCCGGTTCGATGACGCTGACCCGGACGGGTAGCCGTGGGGATGAAATCTACGGTGCAGACAATCCGCTTGTCTGGGCGCAAATCTTCAGCCGTCAGTCTGTGCAATTCGTCAACTACGCAGCAAGCGGCCAGACGATGTGGGCAATGGCTGGCGCAAATGGATCGGTTGCTGAAGACCTTCCTAGCCTCCCGTCTAATCTGTCGGGTATCATCTTCGATTGCAACACCAATGACGTGCAGAGCAACCGAACGCTCGCACAGATGCAGGCGGACGCAATCGATATCATTGACCGGCTGATGTCTGTTGGCGTTCCGGTCTACGTCACTGCCGATCCTCCTGTCCGCAATGAGTGGAACGCAGACTCGGCCAAACGTCAGACGGCTGCTGCTTATGCGTTATGGCTCAAAGCGTATTGCGACACCCTGCCGCGTGTTGTGTTCGTGCCGATGTGGGAGTCCATGATTCCAGAATCGGGCACTTCCATTCGCACAGCATATGCAGCGACGGACCTTGTTCACCCTGGCTCTGCGGCTGGTCAGTTGGCTGGCTATGCGCTCTGGCGTGCAATGGGCTCCCCGACTGATCGAGGCCCCGCTTTTGGCTCCGCAGATTCGGTCAACTCGGCAACGACGCCGAGCGGGAACTACCTGACCACGCCTTACCTGATCGGCTCCAACGCACTGACCGGCACCGGCTACAGCGGCAACTTTGCCAACAACCAAAGCGCCAGCGTGAGCAATGCGACTCTGGTCGGAGCGAAGGTTGCACGTACGGACGGCATCGCGGGTGAGTGGGAAGAGGCTACGTTTACCAGCTCTGCTGACGGTGGCAACGTCATCATCCAAGACGGTGCTGGCTCGTTCGCATCGGGTCGCTTCCCGCCTGCTTACTCGCGTGTTCAGTTGTTCTGTGAGTTTGAGGTTCAAGGCGCACAACTCGCGCCGGATTGCCGTGTGGCCGTCACTGCCCCATCGGTGCGCTATTCCCGTTCGACTGTGAACTCGAATAACGCGGGTCCACTGCCCATGACGAGCTTCAGCGGCGTGCTGGCATCTGCGCCGTTCCTGATTCTCCCGACAGACACGGCATGGGCGTTGCAGCGGTACGGCTACGGCACCGCGACGACGAGCGGTGCTAAGGTTCGTTGGGGCCGTCGTCTCTTAATCACAGTGTAAACGCAAAAACCCCCTAGAGGAATCCAAGGAATTATCCAAGGAAACCGCTAGGGGGTTTTCTTTTTTTACCAATCCATAGATCGGTACATGTTAAGGATGTATTGGTAACGGAAGGTTAAATCTTCCTCAACAATCCGAATCTCTTTACTAACTACATCGTTCACTACTCGACAGTCAGGATACCTTCGTTCCATCTTCTCGATAAACTTGTCGATGATTTCTTCGTCCGTCATTGGCATACTTCACATTCCCCTGAAGAAGCCTTGACACCTGCCATACTGTACACATAGTACAAACCAATCATTGCAGGATCAAGGAATGCTTGTTTATGGACGGAGGAGATGTATTCCTCCGGAGCTTCAGAACTAAAGAACAGATTGACAGACTGCCACTGATCGATGTAAGGAGCACGGATGGAAGCATGTCTCACTACCCAATGTTGATCTAGTTCAAATGCTGTCTTAAAGACTTTCTTCTCTTCTTCCGTCAACCAATCAACTGCCTGAACAGAACCGAAGTCTTTAGCCACTTGCTTGATTGCTTCTTCAATATCAACTCCACGTTCCTTCATAAGAGAAAGAAGGACAGGATCAATACGGTCAACAGATCCAGCAGCAGTAGTCTGCGTATAGGTAAAGCCGGGGACCGGATTGATGCCCTCAGAAACTCCGCCCATGAGTAGAGCCGTCGATTTAGTAGGAGCAATAGCGATACGAGAAGCGTTACGAGGTACAAAGTTGCTGTCAAACATGTAAGCCAAATCACAGCTTGCCTCCAAAGAGTATTTTTCAATCGTGTGGAAGATTTCCTGATTGATGAAGATTGCTTCCAAAGATTCCCAAGGGATACGTTTCTGCATCAGCAGAGTATGGTAACCACACACTCCCAACCCTAAAGCCCTAAATTCCTCCGTAAATCGAACAATCTTCTCGAACCCTGGCTGACCCTTAGCCTGCTCAAGAAACTCGCTTACAACGCAATCTAAGAAGACTGTGGCCCATTGGATGTAGCACCCATCCGTACCAGCCCTCATCTTAATCTCATCCCAATGGACAAGATTCAGAGACGAGAGAACACAGGAGTAAGTGTACTTATCGTCAGCAGGGAGGAGAATCTCAGAACACAGATTAGAAGCCTTATTAGTCAGCTTCTTATTACGATAACGAGAAGGGAGCTTTCGATTTGCCTTGTCAACAAACCAGAAATACCCCTTACCCGTAATCATCTTAGCCTTCAGGCACTTCTGATATCGTCGCAGAGCTTCTGGATCTCCTGCTCGCAGCTTTTCCAGGAACGAGTCAGAAATGTTCCAGCCCAGATTAAGGGCATCAGGAACAGCAACCAGATAGTCGCACATCTCATCGAAGTCTCCGTGTTCAATAGGAATATAGCCAGCGAAAGAGCCTCTACGATTTGAGCCTTGGCTGACAAGGTTCATATCTGTAACGAAGCTCTTAGCAAGCTCTACGACACCGCTGGCGGTTCCACCACCTTTAAACTTAGACCCGCGAGGGCGTACATCGCCAAGGTAGCTGGAGGTGCCGAAGCCCATCTTAGTGAGAAGAGCAGTTTCTCTCTTACTCTGGTAGAACTCGTCAATGGAGTCGCCAGTATAGTTGCCTGCGCAGGAGATTGGGTATCCACGGTCAGTGCCCATGTTGGCAAGAACAGGGGTGCTTGGAGAAAGAACACCTTTCCAAAGCATTTCAAAGAAAACGGCTTCTGCTTGAGGAAGTTTTGGAACGTGCTTGGCGGCAGTTGCTGCAATTCGCTGAAACTGATCGCGGATACTGTTTGCTGCATATTGGTATTTTGCCTTGAACATCTGGTATCCACCCGTGGTGTACCATTCAGGCGTATCTCCTCGTTGTTGTGATTCTTTACGCTCTTGGCTCAGAGCTTCATAAATGTTGTCACTCAAAAGACAAATCCTTTCTCGTCCCAATTCCGTGTGTATTCTCGTCCTTGTCCTGCAAAGAAGTCATTGAACTTGTAGTCGTTAATGTCTTTGTAGAACCATTCTCCAACAGGACCTGCGTCCTCCACCTTACTGAGAACGCCTAAGGATACAAGAACAGTTGAGATACGATGGTCTACAAACTGTTTCAAGGATTCCTTGGAGATCCCTCTAATGTTTCCCTTCTCAAAGATTTTATTGATGATGGCGTATTCGTGTTCAGCGATAACATTGGAGGCTTCGTGGATACGAGCATACAACTTCATACGATCTAAGTCAGAAGGTTTCAGTTGTTGCAACCCTTCCCTGAATGCGTAGGCACCTCCTTCAGCGTGCATCGCTTCGTCACGAACAGAGAAGTCAATTCCTCGACAAACATTGTTCAGCTTGTTCTTCCCGTTCGCTTGGAAGTGCTTGAGAAACGCGAAAGAAGAATAGAGAACAGCGCCTTCAATAAGAGAGAAAACGCCAACACTGTAAAGGGGATTACCAGAAGTAAGAGCACTATCGATAAAGTCCATCCGTTGTTTAAGCTGGGGGTCTTTAACATATGAGAGATAGAAGTCATCAGTGGAGACATTTAATGCTTCGTTGAGCTTATTGTAGAAAGGAGCATGAACAGCCAACTCAAACATGCTAAACACACTAGCCATACGAGCAAACTCTGGACGAGGGAAGATGACAGGGAAAACATCACGCCAATAATCACTGCCTGCACGAAGTTCGTACAGAGTGAATAGACGGAGGGTGGTGAGCACTCCATGGCGTTCCGCTTCATCCATGTCAACACGGATTGAATGAATGTCATTTTCAACATTGATTTCATCTGCTGTCCAGAACACTTCAAGCTGCTTATTGGCAAACTCGATAGGCTGATGGTATTTAGTTAGAATTGATTCCGTTGGTGTGAAAATATCACCGTTCATCCCCGCTCCCCTGGATAGTACCTGTTGCTTTACGTTGAGAGAGTTTGGCGATGTTTGACATTGCAATGTCTTCCAGAGAGAATCCATTGTCGATAGCAATTGCTGCTACATGCCAGAGAACATCTCCAAGTTCCTTCTTGATATTCTGATCGAAGTCAAACTTACGACCATCTCTAATTCCCTTTGCTACAAGGGAGAAAACCTCTCCTGCTTCAGCCCCTAGATTAAAGAGAGCGTATTCTGGTGTAGCGGAGGGAAGGCGAAAACTCATCGCCATGTTTTGATATTCGTTTAGATTCATCGTTCCATCAGATATTTAAGACGAAGAGGCATAATGTCGAAGTCCCCATCGTTGACATCATTCAACATCAATGCACCACGCCAATGGTTGTTACCTTGCCTGCCCAGATATTCCTCATCGTGCTCGTAGCAAGAGCCAGCAATGATGCTTTGGATTAGACGACCGTCACCAGTCTTACCAGTAGCAATCTGCAAGCCCTGCTGATGACCAGAGACACAGGACATATGGGTTTTGTTCAACTGTGCGTTTGCGGAAGTAGCTGGCCGACCCATGAGGCCAGAAGTAAAATAATGGCTGTAAGCAATGCCATCAATAACAACCACATCAAGGAATGGATAAACTTTCCAACCGAAGGTTGAATATTCAAGATCATTGAGAGTGATGAGCCCTTCAATCTTTGGGTCATTGTTGATTGCTCGTTCAATCCGATTTTCATGATTACCCAGTGTCAAATGCATCTCAGGACGATACAGTTTTTCCTTATTCCGTTTAGCTTTGTTATTGAACTCACGGATAGGGCCCAGGAAGGCACTCATAGCGTCCATAGCGGCCTCAATATCCTTGGTGTAGCGTCTGCCCTCAAACACCTTCTTACCCACGTCATAGGAGCTTAGAGAGGGCATATCAGCGAAGTCACCGAGACAGATGATTTTCTCTGGCTTCTTTTCAAGAACATAAGAGCCTATTTTTCTCAAAAAAGAGAAATCCTGACCCGGTTTAGCTTGCACATCAGGTAAAATAAAATGTTTCATTTAACTAAATACTCCATTGCTGATTTTAAAAGCTCAGGATCATCTTCAAAATGACCTAACCCTGTGTTGCAATGCATGCACAAAAGGCCCCTGACTTTATTAGTTCGGTGGCAGTGATCGATATATGGGCGGTGTTTATCATCAAACTTCATCTGACAGATCTCACAAGAAAAATTCTGCATTTCGAGCATTTTCTCGAAGAATTCTTTTGTAATACCATACTTATCGAATCTTTTATTTTTATGGTATTCTCTTTTGTACTCCCTGGAATCATGATTCTTCCGGTATTCTGCTTGGTATTTTTTATGCTCTTCTTTATTCGCCTCTCTATACGCTTTTGCGTATTCTTTTCTCTTTATTGGATCAGAGTGTGGCACCTAAATCTCCAATCAAAGCAGAATGTGACACAGGGAACAGTGATTTGATTTCTTGGCTAATCAATTTAGCCACCTCTCGTGTTTCTGCTTGCGTATGTTTATCCAATCGCAACACTAACATATCGCAAAAGGCATTCAAAGTACC